GGCCGGTATTTCGAAAATGGACTTTATCTCAATGCTCTGCAACGTCGCGGCGCTCATCCTGGCCGAGCAGCCGGACATGCCGACAAAGGTGGTGCTGAGCCGGATTAAAGACCTGGAGAAGCTGATGCGGATTCGAGTCCTTGACGAGCGTGCGCCGAAGCACAGCAAGGTGCCGTCATGACCCGCCGCCCGCCGCCGGCGCCGGTGCCGATCCCATCGCCGGCTAAGGCCCGAGCGATGGTTGAGGCGCGCGACGGCCGCCAGTGCGCCCGCTGCCCCCAGCAAGGGACGCCCTGGCATGTAGATCACATCTTCCCGCTCTGGCTGGTCGACCCGATCGACCCCGAGCGCTGGCGCTATTGGCTGCTCGATAATCTGCAGACGCTTTGCGCGTCTTGCCATCAGGCAAAGACTAATTCAGAGGCCGCGAGCCGGGCGAAGATCAGGCGCATTGTCTCCAAGGTCCGGACGCCCATGGGGGCTAAGCGAAAGGCAAGGGCGCGCCGGCCGGCGCTGCCGTTCTAGGAGGGCTGAGAGATGTCGAAAATAGATCGAGAAGTCGTGTTCGGATATTCACTTGGCCAGGACGGGAAGCCCGGCACGATCATCGTTGGCATACCCCGGGCGGCCTGGCGTTATATGCGTCGAGGGAAGACGCACGGGATCGACCTGTCGAAAGTGGGCGTCCCGCTCTAGTTCATCCTGTTCGGCGCCGAGGATCATGCCTCGGCGAAGGCCGCCATCGACAAGCACAACGCCAGCCTGGGGGTCACGTCGGTCGACATGCGGCGCGAGGATTTTTCGGTTGGACCAAAGGACGACGATGATGGCCGCGAATGATCTCCCTACGATCGAGGAAATCTGCGCGGCCTCCTGGCTTCAGATAATGATCGGTGGCCACGGCAAGATGGCGGTTCAAGTCGATCGGAATTCGATTGCGCCCGACATCTTGAGAATCACGCTCTATTCCCCCGAAAAAAAGAGCTGGATCACCAGCTATACCGTCGAGCAAAATTCGGACCTTATCTTCTGCGAAGGCCCGGGCGATGCCGCCCGCTGCTTCCTGGGGCAGCAGGACATATCGGCTTACTAGGGCAGCGATCGGGCAGCCGAGGCAATGGCGTTTGCGGGGCTGGCGACGGCAACATTGAAAATCTTAGGGCATGAGGAGGCCGACAATGATAATTCAGCTCAACCCTAATTGGCGCCTGAATGCGGCGCCGCCAGGGTGGATGGTGCAGCGCCGGCTCGTCCGCGAGGACGGGCAGAACATAGGCGATGAAGTGTGGCGAACCATCGCCCATTGCGGGACGCTGAACTTTGCGATCGAGGTCTGCGCACAAAGGCTGATCCAATTTGAGGACGGCGTCTATGATCCCGAAGCGCTGATGCAGATCATAGGCCAGCTCGATGCGATCAAGTCGGCGGCCGATGATCTGGCCCACCAGGTCCATGAGAGCAACATTCTGACGAGGCGCTAATTGGACGCACAAGATATTGACATCGGGGCTGGAAAGTGACAATTTTCCATGAGCGGACCGGGCTCACCACCGAGACGCCAATTGCGAATCCTTGGAGCGTCGCCCTAGCGGGCGGCGCTTCATGACTCTGGGACGGCCGCGATGACGGACATCGAGACCCCCCCCGAATTCATGGACCGACTAGCCAGGGACTTCGTTGCCCTGACGGCGGATGATGTGGCCATGTCGGAAAGGTGCGAAAAGCCCGACTGGATGCTGGCCGACATGGCCTTTGCCTACTGGCTGGAGTCGAAAACCAGCGCCGCCAGACCGCGAAAGGCGGGCGATGGGGGATCGCGCATCGTAATCGATGGCGCCGAGATCGATGTGAGGGGAGCGCGCAATCCGACCCAGCTCTCGACACTCGGCGGCACTCGCCTGGCCGACATGCTGGTTCTGGTCGGCCGATACGATCCGCAGCTCTGGGCCATCATGGGCTGGACGACGCGCGAGGAGCAGGTTCGACAGCAGTCCGAATCGCTGAATCGGCGCGGCGTTGCCTACATCGTCAAGTCGACGCCGGCCGAGGCGTTGCATCGGATGAAAGATTTCAAATTCGCGTTGGTCGGCTGACGGTGTAGCATCGCCAGCTATGTGGCTGGTCTTCATCCCCATCGTCATCGTCTGCTATGCGGCCAGCCCGGGGCCGCGCTGCGAGACCCATGTCGCGCCGCTGGCTTACGTCCGGGAGCAAGATTGCGCGGCGGAGCTCACGCGCATGGTGCAGACCATCCCGAACCGCCGTTTGCTGATAGCGATCGGCGGGAAGTGCGTCGTCCGCGGCCTCGGGCTCGTGCTCTAGGCACAAAAAAAGCCCCCCGGACCGAAGCCCGGGGGGAAGTGATCAACGTTGGAAAGCGGCACGATAACTGGCGCCGCCTATTTTCTCAAGGGTCGGATCACGCCGCGGCCGCCTTGAGCGAATAGACGCCCTCGACGACCTGGACCGAGCGGCCGAGGAACTGGCGCGGCCGGCGCCGGGCCCGATCATGCGCGGTCGACTCGGCCATGCCGGTCGCCGCCATAATCTCAACCAGGCTGGCCCCGCCATCGCGGCCGACCAACTCGAGGATGATCTTGTCGTTGCCCCTCGGGTCCTTGCGAGTGGCAGCCGTCGCCGCCGGGGGCACTTCCTGGCCGCTGTTCTCTGGCACGAGATCGTCCAGGTCCTGCTCCGGCTTGCCGGCCGCAAGCGCGGCGACGGCGCCTCGCTCGGTCGACGTGGCCGCCTTGCGGCCGGCGCCGATATCTTTGGAGATCTTCTCGGGCTTCTTAGCCTCGGTCGCTTTACCCCTACCCTTCCGTAGGGCCGCGACCTTGTTAATCAGCTTCTGGTCGGCCTTGCCATGATGCTCGGTGCTCGGCGCATCGATGATCCCGGCCCAGGCGATCCGAGCCATGCGGCCGCGCTCGCCGGTCGTGACGTTGGTGATCACGGCCCACTTCCGGCCGACCTCGGCGAGGACGCAGCGGCGCCCGGATCCGACCTTCGGAAGCTCGTCGTGCAGCACGACGGTATAGGATTCGACTTGCATGATGTTCACTCCATAGCGGGCGGGATTGCCCGGGCCCGAGCCCTAGCGGCTGCCAGGGCGCAAGCCGAGACCTCCTAGATTTCGCTGTGGTACCTTTCGAGCTGCTTCGCGTAGTGCTCGACCTCGCGCTCATAGCGATCGATGACCGCCTCCAGCGCCGCACGCTCGCCGGCGAGGAGGGCACGGTTCGTTCCGATCGACTGGAGCGCCATCAGGTGCGAGCCGCGCTTCCGCTGCTCCACGATCAGCATCTTGACGAATGCGTCGTTCTTCGCCTGGAGATCGTCCCTCCGAGCAACTTGGGCTGCGATCAGCTCGGCGCGGCTGGGCAATTGCTCGCGCAGTTCGACGACGCGCTCGGGGAGATCGGCGCGAGCCGTGGCGGCGTCGCCGTGGATGATCGCCCGATATCCAATCGGGGAGCCGTGCTGCGGCGAGTAGCCTTCCTCGAAGCCCATACCCTCGTTCGCAATTTGGATCGGCTGAATCATCCAACCCCTGCCGAAGCCGGCCAGGAAGCCGAAGAATGCGACCAGCTCGCCGCCATCGCGGACGGCATAGCAAGAGCGCCAGCCCGAGTAGCGAAGGCCCTCGACCAGGTTCTCCTCGTCGATCGTGATCCGGCGAGCGGCGTCATCCGCGCGAGCGGCGGCTATGCCAAGGTCGGCCGGGGTCGTTCCTGTGGTGCGTGTCATTTTAGTCCTCCGTTCAGGGCGGGAGCGCCCGAGCCTGTAGCCGGCCGAAGCCGGCGCCAAGCTGAGATGCTCCTATAGGTCGAAGTGCGAGGCGATGGCGTGGTGCATCGGCCCCAGTCCGAGATGAAGTTGGACATCGGCCCCGCGTCGATGCTGGCAAACTGCATCCCCTCGATCACGGTGACATGGTGGATCGAGGCGCCGTCCCGGGAGTAGGTCTCGGCGGGCCGGCGCTTGCCGTCTGCCCCGACGTGAACCCACGACCGGGTGTAATATTGGTCGGTGTCGGCCATCGCTCAAACAGGCTCGACGAATGAGCACTGGCATCCATACTTGGTTTCCCATCCGTCCCGAGTATCGCAACAGCTTTCATAGTCTCCGACGCAGACGGTCCGATAGGACCATTCGCCTTCATAGGGAACGCATAGGGAGCCGCTGGGCCGGGAGGCGACAACGGTCTTGTAAGACTTTTCGGTGCTGGTCATCGGGTGTCCCTTTCGGTCATGTCAATCTTCGTCATTCGGTTTCGATCCTGCCGGATCATCATCAGGGGCGCGGCATCAGCGCCCGACCGGGGGATGCCAATAGCGGGGCATCCCTGGGAATGTCGCCTTCCGATCATCTTGCGGTCGCTCGGGCGGGGTGGAAGCGCCCGTGCGCCTGCCCCAGGTTCTTCTGCTTTCGCTCCTGGGTCGGGGGTGATCGAATAGGGGAATTGTGGCCTCTGGCTGGCTCGCCCGGGTCCCTCTGGGCTCCAGCTCTGGGTCGATCGATTGGACGATCACACCATCAGAATAATATTCTAGTGGCAACAGAAAAAGTGACGTTTATTCTGTTGACGGGTCAATGGCTTGCGGGGCGTTTTCGGCCGCTTTGCCGCGCCCTGCTAAAAAGGGGTCGAAAAGGTGCACGTCGAGGAAATCGCGCTAGATCAGATCACGCCCTATCCCGGCAACCCGCGCCAGATATCGCGCAAGGCGATCAGCAAGGTAGTCGACAGCCTGCGTGAGTTCGGGCCGCAGCAGCCGATCGTCGTCGATGCCCAGATGATAATCGTCGTCGGCCACGCGCGCCTGGCGGCGGCCAAGCGGCTAAAGATGATTACCTTTCCCTGCCATATCGCGAGGAATCTTTCGCGCGAGCAGGCCGCGGCCTATCGGCTTATGGACAACCGCAGCCACGAGGAGGCCGAGTGGGACGCGGATAGCCTGAAGATCGAACTGGGCGCGCTGTCCGGCCTGGACTATGACCTCGCCCTGACCGGCTTCGACGAGCAGCAGCTTTCCGATCTGATGAACGACGCCGAATGGCCGGCCCTGCCATCCGGAGATCGCGAGCCCTTCCAGTCGATCACCTTCCGGCTTCATGACGATCAGGTCGCGACGCTCAAGGAGGCAGTGCGCGTGGCCAGCAACATGGGCAAGTTCAGCGGCCCCAACCAGAACAGGAACGGGAACGCCCTGGCGCGCATCGCTGAGGTATTCCTGGAGGACCATGGGCAAGGCTAAGGCGATCGATGTCCGGCCGCTGGCGGCCAAGCGGGCGCACGCCTTCGTGCGGCGAGTCCACTATAGCGGGACCACCGCGGCCAACAGCCAGCTCTGTCTCGGGGTATGGCTCGAGGGCCGCCTCGAGGGCGTGATGCAATTCGGCCCGTCGCTGGACAAGCGAAAGGTCCAGGGGCTCGTGGCCGCGACGCCATGGAACGGATTTCTCGAGTTGAATCGGTTGGCCTTCACCGATGCCCTGCCGCGCAACAGCGAAAGCCGAGCTCTCGGCGCGGCCCTGCGGCTGATCCGGAAGCACTATCCCCATGTCCAATGGGTGATTTCATATGCCGACGGGACGCAATGCGGAGATGGCACCATCTATCGGGCGGCCGGCTTCGTGCTCACATCGATCAAGCGCAACACCACGATCTGGGAATTGCCCGGCGGCGTCCGCATGACCGACATCTCGATCCGAGCCGTGCGCGCCGGCGCCGATCTCGATGCGTCGGCCCCGGCCAGGGTCTCGCAAAAAACCCTCACTCATGCCCGCCGGCCGGCGGGCCGCAGGGCGCTGGCAGCGTTGGGGCTCGGCGTTGCCGCCGGCGCCTCGTCGATGAAGCGATTCAAGGAAGCCGGCGCAAAACTACTTGAAGGAAATCAACTTCGGTATCTATATTTCCTCGATCCGAGCGCCCGCGTCCGGCTGACCGTCGCCGAGATACCGTACTCGGAAATAGAGGCCCGCGGCGCCGGCATGTATCGAGGAGAGCGAACCCAGCGTGGGAAGCAGGCGATGGTTGATCCAATCGACACAGCGGCAGTGCAGCGCTGACCCCCACGCTCCAGCTCAAGCGAGGCGCAATGGCAAGACCGGCGACGACGATCAAGGGAGGCCCGCCGAAGGGCGGCAGTGGGGTTCCAGTGAAGGCGAAGGCTGGGTCCAAAAGGGCCCAAAAGGGTCCAGCGAAGCAGGGGCCCAAGGCAAAGCCGAAGCCGAAGCCAAAGCCGAAGCCGAAGCAAATAGAGAAGCGCTCGCGCGGTCGTCCGTCTATCCCGATCGATAAGGTCGAGCTGGGGAAACTGGCGTCGATCAATTGCACCATAAAGCAGGCGGCAGCCTGGCTCGATATGGGCGAGACGACATTGCGGGACCGCTTGCGGAGATCGACGAAGCTGCGCGAGCTTTGGATCAACGGCAAGGAGAAGGGCCGGGTCGGCATCCGTCAGAACCTCTATAACCTGGCGAAGCGGAATGTGGCTGCGGCGATATTCCTGGCGAAGAACGAGCTGGGGATGATCGACGAACGATCGATGGTCCATGCCGGCGACCCCGAGCGGCCGATCAGCCATACAATCGGGCATGACCTATCGCTTCTATCCAAGCAGCAGGTCAAGGCGCTCCGCCATCTGCTCAAGGCATCGGCGATCGAGGTCGAGGAGGAAATATCAGTCGATGACGAGATCGGCGATTAAGCCGCTCCCCTATTCGCTTGGCGACATCGAGTGGGACCTGGCGGATAAGGCGCGGACCGATCTAGCCCTGTTCGTCGAGGAAGCCTGGCCGGTCATCGAGCCAGCCACGGAGTTCGTGCCCAACTGGCACATCGACGCAATCTGCGATCACCTGGAAGCCTTCGTCGATCGCGATATCAAGAACTTACTTATCAACATTCCGCCTGGCCATATGAAGTCGCTTCTGGCCGCGGTCTTCCTGCCGGCCTGGGCATGGATCGAGCGCCCGCATTTGCGGTGGCTCTATGCCAGCCACGAGATGGAGCTCGTTCGTCGCGATAGCGTCAAATGCCGGCGCATCATCCAAAGCAATTGGTACCAGCGGCACTATGGGGAGTCGTTCCGACTCACCGGCGATCAGAATGCCAAGGATCGGTTCGACAACAACATGACCGGCTCCCGCCTGACGACGTCGGTGGGCGGCGGCACCGGCGAGCGTGGCGACTTCGTTCTCACCGACGACCCGCATCAGACCGCCGGGGTTCTGTCCGACGTGAAGCGCGAGGCGGCCAGGATCTGGTGGAGCGAGACGATGCCGTCGCGGATGAACGACATCAGGCTCGGCGGCAAGCTGGTCATCATGCAACGCCTGCATCAGGGCGACATCAGCGGAATAATCCTCAAGGAGGAGAAGGACGAATTCGAGCACCTGATGCTGCCGGCGGAATTCGAGCCGGCGCGGAAATGCTACACCAGCATCGGCTTCGAAGATCCCAGGGAGAGGGAGGGCGAGCTGCTATTCCCTGAACGCTTTCCGGCGCCCGAGATGCAGTCGCTCAAGACGAGGCTGGGATCCTATGGCGCCTCGGCCCAACTGCAGCAGCGGCCAGCGCCCCGCGGCGGCGGGCTGCTCCAATGGTCTTGGTTCCAGCGTTTCCGCCTGGCGGCCAAGCCGGCGAATCCCAAGCGGATCATTCAGTCCTGGGACACGGCGATGAAGCCGGACGAGTTGGCGGCCTATTCGGTCTGTGGTACATGGCTTGAGGTCGATAATGGTTTCTATCTGATAGAGGTCTTCCGTGAACGCCTCGGGCACCCGGAGCTGATTAGGATGGCAAAGTCCATCGCAATGAAACATCAGCCCAATGCCATCCTGATCGAGGATAAGGCGAGCGGGACGAGCTTGATCCAGCATCTTCGCGACGAGACGGTCTGGGCCATCATCCCGGTCGAGCCCAGGGGCGACAAGGTCATGCGGATGGAGACCGAGACCCCGGCGATCGAGGCCGGCCGGGTCTATCTGCCAGACGAGGCGCCCTGGCTGCCGGACTTCATGGACGAGATTGTCAACTTCCCGGTCTCGGAACATAAGGATCAGATTGACATGATGTCGCAGGCGCTGAAATATTTCAGGGAACAAGCGGGGTTCGTGATCCTATGATTGGGCCGCTGGGAAAGATGTCAGCCGACCTCGTCGCTAAGGCTATGGAACGCGCCTTCCTGGCCGGCAGCCGAACCACCGCCCAGGTGACGACCAGCGCCGAGGCGCGCGAGGTCACCAGCCTGACGATGGAGGCTATGCTCGAGTTGATCCGTGAAGCCGAGCGCGACCGAGTGCCTGAAGTCGTTGTCACCAGCCTGGCGCCGAGGTTCGATCTGGACGGCAAGGCATGCGCCTGGCAGTTCGATCCAAGGTGCGCCGAGATGATGAATCTACTAACGGGCCCGAAGCGCCTGACTGTCTATGTCCACCCTGCCCATCTCAAGGGCGCCGAGCCGGAGGCTTGATGACCGTTGCCGCTTCCATCCGTGAATCGCTCTGGCGTTTTTTCGCTCCCCCGGAGGTCCGCGACGCCTTCAATATGACGCAGGGGCTTTTCCCCGTCGGCCATACCGCGCCGCCGAAGCGGGGCACGTCCGAGCTGCTGCGAGCCTATTCCGATTTGCCCTGGCTGCGCGCCGTGACGCACAAGATCGGCCGGTCGATCGGGGCGACGACATGGCAAGTATTCGCGACTCGTGAGAAGCCGGGCGGGGCGAAGCCGAAGTTCTATCGCGATCGGCTGGCCCAGCGGGCCGATGCGGCAACGAGAGCGAAACGAATTAAGGCGCTCCAGAAAGAGCAGATCCTGGTCGAGATCGACGGGCACCCGGCCATCGATGTCATCTCGGCCGGCAATCCCGTCCTCGGCGGCATGTCCGCGATCGGGCTGTCTCAAATCTATCTCGACATCGTCGGCGAGGCATTCCTGATGAAGGAGCGAAGCGGGCTCGCCAGGCCGGCGGCGCTCTGGCCGATCCCGCCGAATTGGGTCATGGAGCTGGCTATGCCTGGCGTCCGCGACTCCTTCCGCGTCTCCTACCTATCCTGGCAGGCTGATATTCCGGCGACCGAGATGCTGATGTTCATGGAGCCCGACCCGTTCAATCCCTACACCCGGGGCTCGGGCACGGCGCGGGCGCTGAACGACGAGTTGTCGACGGACGAATTGGCGGCGAAATATACCAGCGCCTTTTTCAAGAACGGCGGGCGCCCCGACTATCTCGTCTATCTGGAGGGCGCCGGCGAGCCCGAGGTCGCCGCGGCCAAGGGCAGGCTAGAGGAGCAGCATCGCGGCGTGCACCGCGCCTTCCGGCCGCTGGTGACCAATCGCAAGATCGAGGTCCAGACGCTGTCGCATAAATTGCGTGAGATGACGTTCGTCGAGCTGCGGAAATACCAGCGCGATATCGTCGTCCAGGTCTTCGGAATGCCCCCCGAGATCCTGGGCATTATCGAGCAATCGAACCGGGCGACGATCACCGCCGCTGAATTCCTATTCTCCAAGCATGTCCTCGTGCCTCGATTGGAGCTGATCCGGACGGTCCTTCAACAGCAGCTTGTGGCCGAATTCGATGACCGGCTGATTCTCGATTATGTCTCCCCGGTCCAGACGGATCATGCTTTCGAACTCGAGGCGATGAAGGCGGCGCCTTGGGCTTTCGATATTGACGAATGGCGCGAGATCGGCGGCCAGCAACCGCTCGAGGACGATGCCGGAAAGTTTTTCATGATCCCCTTCAACCTCTTCCCCTCTCCCACGCCATCAGAGCCGCCGGCTGGGGGCGCACCAGGGGGCGACTTCGAACTCGAGGGGGAGGACGATCGGGCGCTTGAGATCGCCGCCAGGGACGCCCTGCTATCCGCCGCCGGCCTCGGAACGCAAAACAGGTACCGAGACGAGCTGAGGGAAGCCGGGGTCATCGCCAAGGCCGACGAGGATGACATCGCCCGCGTCCTCGATGCCATCAGCCCGGACCAGATGGTGGCGGCGACGAAGGCGGCGCATGAGGACGCAATCCTGGCATTCGGCCAGGCCGAGATGGAGGGGGCCGGGATCGATATCGCTTTCAACATGACCGATCCCCGCGTCGTCCATTTCATGGAAGTCGAGAGCGGCGCCAGGATCACCGGCAATGTAACCTCGACGACGCTGCGCGATATCCGCGCCACGCTCGCCGCGGGCGTCGAGGCCGGCGAGGGCATCGGCCCGCTATCGGCCCGCATAGAGGATGTTTTCAAAGTGGCGAAGGGCGCCCGCTCGAAAGTCATCGCGCGCACCGAGACGATTCGCGGGGCCAATTTCGGCCGCTTGGCCGGGATGCAGCAAGCCGGCGTGAAGGAAAAGGAATGGCTCGCCACGGGCGGGACCGGCGAAGGCAAGCCCGGGGAGAACCCGCCGCCGCCAGTGCGCGACACGCACTCGTCGCTGAACGGGCATCGGGTCAAAACCGGAAGCAAGTTCCGCTCGACGAGCGGCGCTGGGGCTATGCACCCGGGCGGCTTCGGCGTCGCTGCCGAGGACATCAACTGCCGTTGCACCATCATTGCCGTCTCGGAAGACGACGACTTCGACGAGCGCGCAGCCGACGCAGAATGGCGTGCGAGAGTCTGGCGATCCTTCGAAGGCGATCGCCAACCGTTTGAGCGCCAGCTCCTAACGGGTATCATCAACGCCTTTTCCGGGCAGCAGCGCGCCGCGCTCGCCGCCCTCAGACGATAGCGAGGCTGAATGCCAACCAGGCTAGTGACCGCTGCTCAGTTCCGGAAAGCCCTTCTCGAAAAGGAAGACCTCGGCGAGGTCGGCGTCATCAAGTTTCCCCATACCGAGATCAAGGCGATCAGCGAGGCCGAGCGCACGGTCGACTTCGTGATCTCGACGCCCTCGGTCGATCGGGAGCGCGATACCATTTCGATCAAGGGCTGGAAGCTCGGCAACTTCCGCCGGAATCCCGTCGTCCTGTTCGCCCATAATTCGGGCGCGCCGCCGATCGCCCAGGCCCCGAAGGTGCGCCGCAATGGCGATGCGCTGGAAAGCCTTGGAACCAAATTCACGACCGAGGAGGAAAACCCCTTCGGCGCCATGATCTTCCGGATGATCCGGGGAAAATTCCTCCGCGCGACCAGCGTCGGCTTCCTGCCGCTGAAATTCGAATTCGCCGACAGCGAGGAGGACGAGGGCCGCAAGTTCGGGCTCGATTTCCTGGAGCAGGAATTGCTCGAGTTCAGCGTCGTGCCCGTGCCCGCGAATCCCGAGGCGCTGATCACCAACTCGCTCAAGGCCGGGATCGACCTGTCGCCCTTGGGTCCCTGGTGCGAGCGCGTACTCGACGACTGGGAGGAGCATGGTAACCTGGTGCTGCCGCGCGACGATGTCGAAACGCTATGGAAGGGGTCGGCCGACAGGCGCCCTCGCGTCCATCAAATGACCAAGGCGCAACAGGATCGCTTGCGCGAGCGCAACCTGGAGCTGGCACGCGAGCAGCAGGCCGAGGACGAGGACGTCCGGTGCATGATCCCGGATCATGACCACGACACCGAGGACGAGGCGGCCGCCTGCAACGTCAAGACCATCAACGCCATAGAAGCCGGCGAGGATGTCGAGGGCGTCGACCGGGCGCTGCTCGACGAATGGCGCGTTGCGATGGCGGATGATGAAGCCGAGAACGAAGCGGCTTATTGGGGATGTGGCAAGCGCGATCACCAGCACGAGTCGGAAGGCGATGCCTATGAGTGCATCGCCGCCCTCGTCGCCGATCTCAAGGCGGGCCATGCCGTGGATGGAGTCACCAGCGCTTTCCGGGAAGCCTGGAACGACAACGAGACGGTGTTCCACCCGACCCCCTTTTCGGTCTTGAGCGAGGAGCAGATCGAGGACATCGCGACGGCCGCCATGGACGCCGTGAAGCAGATCACCGCCGGCGCCGAGGCGCCCGAGGACGAGGATGTAACCCTGGCTGAGGATTCCGGCGAGGGGGGCAATGAGGCCCCCCTTGCACGGCTGCTCGATAATCCGGCGGCGCCCATCATGGCGGCGTTCAGCCGGCTCGGCGAGGCCGTGCTCAAGGTCGCCGAGCTGCCGCGCGTCGAGGCGCCAAAGCCGAAGTGGGACAAAGATGCCCCGCCGATCCGCCTGGCGGTGGTCTCCGATGGGCCGACGCAGACTCTGCTGATCGATTCAGAGTCCCGCCGCCTGATCGCTGGCGTGCGCCTCGTTCGCCTGGAGCATGAGGCCGGCGATCTGTCCCGGCTTTGCTTGGAGATCACCGATCAGATCGATATCGAAGTTGAGAACTTCATGCAAGATATCGAGATCGTGGCCTTCGACCCTCAGCCCCCGTCTGACGAGGAAGGCATATCGATCGAGGAGATCCGTTCGATATTCGAGCGCGTCGCCGGCGAGACCGTCGGGCCCATGCTGGACCAGGCGCTCGGCCGCCTGCCCCGATAGTC